GCCCGCGGGCACGACGATCCGGGTGTCGCAGGCGATCTCGGAGCCCGCGGCCGCGCCGGGCTCGTTCTTCTCCGGCGCCACCCCGGCGACCAGTCAGGCCGCGTACCTGTGGCTCGGCCGCGCGTACGACTCCCCCTCGCGCCTCTACACGGTCGGTGTCGACCCCGAGCGGCACATGAACGGCGTGACCGCGATCTCCGGCGCGACGATCAACACGAAGCGCAAGTGGCCCGGCGGCGTGCTCCGGGAGGTGGAGTTCGGCCTCGAGGCCCAGACCCCGTACGTGTTCACGGCGGGGCGGCGGCTGCTCGACTCGACCTCGTTCATTGCGGGCACGCAGACCTACTACGACTACGGCATCCTGCAGGCGATCAACCACGTCTTCGACCCGCGCGCCATTGTCGCCGGTACACGCACCCTGTTCGGCAACGGCGGCGCGGCGGGCACCCTGGCGTACAACATCGGCTCCGGGGCATCTGCGGGCATCCCCCGCTTCGCGCAGGGCAACGGCAATGGCATGAGGCTGAGCGTCACCACGGCGGGCACTTCGATCGACGTGGCCCCCACTACGCCGATCGCGAGCTCGTACCGTAAGGCGACAGCCGGGACTCGTTACGTCGCATCCGTTCACGCTGTCGCGGGTGGTGCGGCCACGATGGGTGCCACAGTCGGGATCATCTGGTACGACGCGGCTGGTTCTCAGATCACCACCACATTCGACCCGACCGGCCCGTACAGTATCCCCGGCTCGCCTGGCCTCAACGGCTTCAAGCGCGCCTCGTTCGCGGCCACAGCCCCGGCTGGCACCGCCTATGCGGGTGTGATCATCCGCGTCTTCGGAACCGCGGCTGGCGGTGCGCTCACTGTAGGGCAGACCATGCACCTCAACTGGTGGCAGCTCGAGCTCGCCCGGGCGCTTCCCGGCAAGCGCGCGGACGACCCGACGGAGTGGTTCGACGCCGACTTCGTGAACACGCGCCCCGCGGGGGATGTCGATTTCAGCAAGTACTACGACGTCCAGCAGGTGGTCATGTGGGAGGGGGCGGCGCGCGCGAGCGCCTCGTTCCGCTTCCTGAGCTGGATGTGCGACTACAACTACATCGACGGCAGGTGGGTGTACGTCAACTCGACGGCGCAGCTGCAGGACCCGCTCACCGGCGCCCTGCCGACGCCGCCGGCCGCTCCGACGATCAACCCGACGATTCCCGACCCGGGGCTCGGCGGCTGGACTCGCAGCGCCTATACGCTCCCCGCGTTCGCGACGCAGGAGAACGGCATCGCTGTGCCGACCCTCTCCCTCAGCGTCCCCGGCCCGATCGGCAACACGCCGAAGTCGGTGCGGCAGCTGCGCATCCGCTTCTACGCGAACGAGAACAACCTCGCCCCGGCCGACATGGGCGCCTGCGACTTCTGCTCGGAGATCACGCTGAGCTACGTCCAGCAGGGCGTCACCTTTGTCATCGACGGAGAGACGCAGAGCGTCAGCGCGATCGTCGGGAACGCGACGCTGCCCGCCGACAACTACGTGTACGGCGAGGACGGCGGCCCGGTCGAGTGGCCGGAGCTGCAGTGCGGCATCCCGTACGTGATGACCATCGACCAGCCCCGGCCCACGGACGGCTCCGCGCCGATCACGGTCGCGGTCCAGCTCGACATGACCCAGAGGATGTAACCGGTGTCGATCGCCTGCGTGAAGGACCACCACGTCGTCATCATGGACCGCGGCGGGAAGACGGCCCTCAGCGAGCTCAAGCGCCCGCAGAAGGTGTCGTGGAACCGTGTTCGAGACGACATCTCCGACGCGACCGTGACTCTGTCCGGCCAGTCCTGCCGGGACAACGCGAAGGTGCTCGACGACCTCCGTAGCGGCCGCATGGAGATGCGCATCTACCGCGGCACCGATCAGGTGTGGGAGGGCCCGCTGACCCTGCTCGGCTACGGCCGCGAGACCGTGTCGATCACCGCGCGCGACGTGATGCACTACGCCGCGCGCACCGTCATGCACAACACCTACACGAACGCCTACCCGAACGTCGGCACTGTCGTCACCCGGGCTGCGTACATCCTCCGGCAGGAGCTGGCGCGGAAGGAGGCGCTGAGCCCGCCGATCAACGTGGTGCCGTTCATCACCGAGCACCACTTCCCCGGCGAGGCGCGCACCTCTGCGGTAACGGCGAAGTACCAGGACTACGTCTGGAACCACATCGACACCCTCGCCGAGAACAGCGGCATGGACTACACCGTCCTCGGCCGGGCGATCCACCTCTGGGACGTCTCGAACCCGATCGGCTACACGCCGCGCGTCACGCAGAAGGACTTCCTCGGCGACATCACCGTCACCGAGTACGGCCTCGACCTCGCGACCCGGTACGTGGTCACGAACGGCCAGGGCGTCTACGGCATCTACCCGGATGCCACCTCGACCGACCCCTACTACGGCGAGTGGGAGATGCTCTCCAACCCGTACGACGAGACCGACACCGGCAGCCAGCCGACGGCGAACGAGATGGCATCGCAGGCGAAGTCGAACATGTACGGCCGCAACCCGGCGCCGGTCTCCGTCCGCGTCCCCGACGGCTCGGCGCTGAACCCGAGCGGTGCGCTCAAGATGAGCGACCTCGTGCCCGGCGTCTTCATTCCGCTCGAGGCGTCGCTGACGGCGCGGAAGATCGTGCAGATGCAGAAGCTCGACAAGGTGAACGTGACCGAGGACCCGGAGGGCGAGAAGATCAACGTGACGATGTCGACGGCACCGAAGGCGGACCACTGATGGGAATCGCAACGCAGGAGGAGCTGCTCCGGCAGCACGAGAAGGATCTGCTCAAGCTCAAGAATCGGCCGCAGGCGCGGCAGATTCCGGGCACTCCGATGACGGCATCCGCGGTCGCGGGTGTCGGCGCGGCGGTGGCCGGCCCCGGCATCATCGAGTTCACGCTCGCCAGCGGCAGCATCGACATCGACGGCATCTTCACCACGGACTTCGAGGACTACAAGATGTACCTCGACATCTACGGCTCGACGGCCAACACCGGCTTCGCCGCGCAGCTGCGCAACGCGGGCGGCGTGTACGGGGCGGTCGCCTACCGCGCCGGGCAGTTCACGATGGCGTACGCGGGCTCGACCAGCTACGCGAGCGCCGTGGCGTCGACGCAGTGGCCGTACTTCGGCGCGTCGTCCGGCTCCGGCGGTGGCTCATCGGAGATCACCATGTTCTCCCCGGCGCGAGCGAACGCCGAGGTGAAGGCGACCGGAGAGACGATCTCGTCCGGCGGCCGCACTTCCTGGTGGGCGTGGTGCGGCAGCGGCGTCGGCTCGGCGACGGGTCTGCGGCTGGGGATTCCCACCGGCCAGATCACGGGGCGCCTCCGCGTTTACGGGATCAACGCGAACTGACCGGTACGCTGGACAGCGACGAAGGAGAGATGACATGGCGAAGTGCGCAAACTGCGGCGGCACCAACTCCACCGGCTGCTCGTGCGCCGTAGGCGACGCTGGTGATGGCGGGGCGTTCAACACCCCGAGCATCGTCCAGTCCGGCTCTGGCACCCCGTCTTCGCCGTTCCGGTTCGCCCTCGCTGGACAGGGGTACTCCGGTGTGGCGATCGTCCCCCCGGGACTGACCCTCGGGGCGGGCGGCACGGCTCTCGCGGCGATGCAGCGCGCTGGCAAGGAGGTCACGTACGAGGTGCTGATCACGCTGGCGGCAGGCTTCGCCCTGCCGAACCCGGTGGTCGTGCCGCTTGACGCGACACTGCCGATGCGCGGACCAGTCCCGGCGGCCGGTCGTGTCATCGGCCTCGGCACTCTCATCGACGTCTCCGCATCGACCAACTACGAGCTCGTGATGTGCTCCGACGGCGTCGGCACCAGCGTCCAGGTGTACGCACTCGGAGCGAGCGGTCAGCTCGTCCCGCTCACCGCCGTCGCGCCGATCGCCCTGGCGGCCGGAGACCGCATCGACGTCTACCTCAAGTACACGACGGTCTGATGTTCCACTCCGTCGCGGGCCTCACTGAGGGGAACCTGAACACCCTCATCCAGTGGGTCATCGGTCCGATCGCGCTGCTCGTCATCGGGTGGCTGCTCGACCGACGGAACAAGCGGCGGCAGCGGTCGACGGACGCGAAGGTCGAGCAGATTCCGGCGATCGTGTCGAGCGCGCTCAAGAAGACGGCCGAGCAGCTCGGCGCGCAGGTGGCGGACACCAAAGAGGCCGTCACGAACAACCATGACAAGCACATCCGGGACGACCTCGACGAGCAGTTCGGCCAGCTGAACACGCTCCTCGAGGAGGTGCTCGAGCAGCTGCAGGACGCCTTCGCCCGGATCAAGGTGATCGAGGCGCGGGGGCTGCGCCACGGGAAGCTGCTGACGACGATGGGGAAGGCGCTCGCCCGCGTCACCCGCGACATCACCGGCCTGATCGACCGGGACGCCGAGCTTGAGCAGGGCGCGGAGGAGATGCTGCAGCGCGTCCAGGACATCGAGGACACGATCCCGCGGGAGCAGGTGCGCAAGCTGGCGCAGCGGGCCATGCGGAAAGCGTCCGCCCCGACCGCGACCGGGCCGCCGGCCGAGGCGGACGAGCTGGACGAGGAGCTTCGTCTGCTCGGCGATGACACCGGAGCCGTCCAGTAACTGGACAGCAGAAAGCCCCCGGCGCAAGATGCGCGCCGGGGGCTTCGCTGTGGGCCGCCTGCACCAGCGGCCCGGGTGTTAGTTCTCCTCGAAGGGGCTCTCCTCGCGGTCGCCGTTCACCCACTGCAGCGCGTCAGCGACGCCCTGCTCGTAGGTCATGCCCGGCCACCGCGTGGTGCCCTCCTCGATGTTCTCGTAGGCATCGTTGACGACGTCGTCGATCTGCTCCTGCGTGACCGCGATCTTCGCCGCCCCCATCAGTTCGTCGCCTTCCGACGGCGGACGATGGCTGCGACGCCGATAGCGCCGAGGCCGAGCAGGATCAGGATGCCAGCACCGAAACCGATGCCGGTCCCGAGCTCGTCGGAGCCGGTGTGAGCGAGCACGTCCTCACTCGCGGCCACGAACGGCTGCGGAGCGGGGATCGGGTTCGCGACCACAGTCGGCCCGGCGGGCGGCGCGGGCGGCACGACGACGACGGTCACCGGGCAGTCGAGCGCCTTGATCTCGGCGGCGGTGAGAGCGCGGTCG